AGGTGCTTTGAATCTTACTAGAGCGTTAGAGATGTATGAGGATATGGATCTGTTTACTATGGGACATATACATGAAAACTCTTCTCGTAATGATGTTAGAGAAAGTTTAACATTAGCTAAAGGATGTTATAAAATTAAACAAAGACAGATCCATCATTGTATTACTGGGACATACAAAGAAGAGTATGGTGAAGGATCACATGGCTGGCATATAGAGAGAGGGGCACCTCCTAAACCATTAGGTGGTAGAATAATTACTTTTTCTATAAAAGATGCAGTTGATGAAGAAAGTAAAAATTATATAGAAAAAAAAGTGGATAGTAGATCTTTTCCAATTTAATTTATATATTTGCTTATCTAACAAAAAACGGCAAGGGGTCTGGAGGTGAAAGCCCAGACCTTTTGTTTTAAAAAAACTTAGTATGAAAAAGTATGACATGGGTAAATACATTTTGTTAGCAGGTAATAATGCTACTGAAGTATTTGATCATTATGGTGTTAAAGAAATGCATGGGTTAAATCGTAAAGATGCCCAAGCAGAAGAGGTAGATAAGACTACTGGTAATGGAGTATATATCTATGGACTTACAAACTATGATCCTGCTGACAAGAAGTTGACGGCAAAGGATCCATACAAACCATTTCTATTTATTAATCTAGGGACATTTAAGAAATACTCTCTTACAGAGAAAGCTACAGCAGTTATGCATGAGACTATGCACATGAGTATCTTGTTAAATAACTGGAATATCAAAGACAAAGAAGAAGATGTTATTACTTTTGCTGAAGAAGAAGCAAACAAGATAATTGAAAAGCTAGGATTTAGTACAAAGGAACAGCCAAAGAAAAACTTCTTCAAGAAATAATGGCACACATAGAACACAACTTCTTTCCTCTCAAAGTATTTGTGAGAAATGAATACATGTACCAGCATACCAAAGGTCATGGAGAATTTACCCCGGGGGTAGTAATATCTGTAAGATGTATGCCGGGGCAAGCAGCATTGTTCCAGGTATTGTTAGAGAATGGTGTACTTAGAGATAAACTACCAAGTCATGCCCTACTGACTAAGCCTGAGTTACCAGATCCAGATCTACCATTTCACTTTCTACAGATATGGAATTGTTTCTCTTATAACTTTACTTTGTTACATCTATCATATTTGTATGATGCACCAGTAGAAGTGTATATGAAAGATCACAAGTTCTACCCAGGTAGTTACTATGCAACAATAAACTGGGGGTCAAATGACTTTAATACAGATTTATCTTTAGCTGAAGATGCATTAGAGCATAAGAGTCATCACATTATTTTACTTGACAACGGGCAAATAGCTCTTCAACCAAATAATAGAATCAAGTGGTCTGAACCAAGCTTTGTAACTAAACCATTTCCCGAAAGACCAGATTACTTGGTTAATAAAGATTACTATAACTGTGAGGGATTTGATAAATGGCATACAGAAGATTCAGAAAGAATGTTCTATGATAATGAGTAATTTATTATATTTGCATTGTGTTTCATAAAACAAGGTTTAAAATTTGCTAAAGCCCTAGAATTTTTTCTAGGGTTTTTAGTTTAAACAAAAAAAGTTTTTATATTTGTTCCATATCAAATGTATGTTGTTTAAAGAAAGATGACATTAGCGGAAAAAAAGTTATGGTTGCTTGTTGCAAAGAAAACAGGATCTAACTTAGAAGCCCGTATGATATATGATGAATTAATTAAGCAATTAAATATGGCAGAGAAATCAATAATGTTATCTATAGTAGAAACTGAACAGGGAATGGAAGTACACATAAATGAAAAAGCTTATGGTAATTTTGGTTTAGTAGGTTTGATAGAACAAATTAAATTATCTTTACTATCTGACTCTGATATGAAATCAGAAAAAAGAGAAAAAATTTCTGAGTCAACTTCTCAGAGATATGATGCATAATAAATAAAACCAACAATATGAGTAAACCATTTAAACAATTAAGAGGAAGAACTATTTTACTAGATGTTCCTAAAAGGAAAGAATCTGCAATTCAGTTAAGTGCAAAAGATGAAGATATCATTATGCAGGAAGCTATGAAAATGTGGAGCAAACTTACAGTATATGCAGTAGGTGATAGAGTAGAGGAAGTTAAAGAAGGTGATAAAGTATATGTCCGTACATCAGCTCTTAATATGGAAACTGTAGAAAGAATTGATATTGACGGAGAAGTTAAGCTTGTTCTTAATGAAGGAGATGTAGTTATTATTTGGTAATTATGGCAGATAAAAAATTTAACCCATATACTCCCTACAATGAAATGGTTAAGGATGTGTATAAAAGAGATTTTAGCAATCCTTGCCCTACAGTATCAGAAATAGACTGGAGTAAAAGAGTTGTAAATCTTGATAAAGAACCTAGACCTGACTACTATGGAGGTAAAGACAATACTTATGAAGTATTCAATGTATTGGAAGCCTGGGGTTTAGATCAAGACTTTTATCTAGGAAATGTTATAAAGTACTTAGCACGAGCTGGTAAAAAAACTTCTAACAAAAAAGAAGACTTACAAAAAGCTTTAGTATATTTACAAAGAAGAATTGATAAATTATGAAACTAATGATATTTATACTAGGTTTATTTGTAATTATACTTATGTTCTTTTTAGCAAGAACATTAAATAAACCTATTTATAATAAAATGCACAATGTTTGGCATGATGATCCTTATGGAAGAAAAATTGCTGATACTTGTATTATAATAGCAATAACTACTGCTTTTATTATTGGCCTACTACTATAGCCTGTATCTCTCCACTCCAAGGGTTAATACACACAGGCAGATCCCCGGTTGCACAACTGGGGATTTTTTTGTATATTATATTATGGCAGAAATTATAGAACAAGGAGAAGTTAATATTGCTGGAACAGTGTTATATACTGGATCACTTAGCTCCGTATCATCCACTAAAATTTTACAATTAAAGTTTTATAATCCATTAGCTTATGTGCTTACTCTTGAAAGATATGATGCTGCAACAGCAACTTCAAAAATATTATATTCACTTACATTAGATGCCGGTGACTCTGTTACTGATTCAGCAACATATGCTCTTAAAGAAGGAGATAGACTTATAGCTTATTCAGATATACCAGGCACATCATACTACACATACGGATTTGATTATGCAGATAGTTGATAAAGACGGTAATATATTTGGTAATGGATTAGAGGTTACAGGTCCAGATGGTAAACCAAAAACCACAGGTGGTGGGGGTGGATCTCCTACAGGACCTGCAGGCGGGGACCTTTATGGCACTTATCCCAATCCAGGAGTAGATTGGAACTTAGGTATTTCTACCTATAACATGTATTTCTATCCACTTACAAATCCTAATGGATATATCTCAGGTATAACAAGTCTAGATGTAACAACTGCACTTGGTTATACTCCATATGATTCTAGTAACCCAGCTGGTTACTTAAATGCCATATCAGGATCAATGGTTACTAGTGCTTTAGGATATGTTCCCTATGATAGTAGTAATCCTTCAGGTTATATTTCAGGAATTACAGCTTTTGATATTACTACTGCTCTTGGTTATACACCTTATGATAATGCTAACCCTGCTGGTTATATAACATCATCTGCACTTACACCATACCTTACATCAGCAACAGCAGCAAGTACTTATCAACCAACGCTTACTCTAACTACTACCGGTACGTCAGGTGCAGCTACACTTACAGGTTCTACTTTAAATATTCCTAATTATGCCTCTGGAGGAGCAGCAGTTATTGATATACAAACATTTTTAGCAAGTGGTGTTTGGACTAAACCAGTTGGAGCAAAACAAGTAGAAATATTTTTGTTTGGTGCAGGAGGAGGTGGTGGTGCTGGTAGAAGAGGAGCAGCTACAACAGGTAGATATGGAGGAGGTGGGGCAGCCACAGGATCTGTTGTAATTACTAAAATGGATGCTTCTATATTATCTGCTACAGAAAACATTTGGATAGGAACTGGTGGTAATGGTGCAAATGGTGTTACTGTAGATAACACAAATGGAACTAATGGTAGTACTGGTGGAACATCATATGTTGGAGGAATAGGAACAGCAGCTACAGCAAAGTTAATAGCTCCTGGGGGAGGAGGTGGTTATGGTGGAACTAATGCTGCATCTGGCACTGGTACATCAGCAGCCCAATTGATTTATGGAGTATATGGTTTTAATACATATGGTACTGGAACTACAACTGCAAATGCTTTTACTACAACAAGTGTTATCAATGTTAGACCAATTAC